GTAGCACATATCATCATTATTGCTATTTCAAACTATCTTGTGCAGTTCAAGTTTGAAGTGTTTGGCAATCCCTTGGCAGTGGCAGCATTTACATTTCCATTGGTTGTTGTATTAACTGACCTAACTGTTCGTTTGCTAGGCAAGCAAACTGGTCGTGCTGTGATTGCCCTGGCATTCATTCCCGCCATTCTTGCAAGCATGGCAGTGGTCAAGCTGGGCGGAGCTCCTGATTCGGTGGCATTCCGCATTGGTCTTGGTTCAGGCATGGCTTACTTTGTCAGCAACTTGCTGGATGTTTATGTGTTCCAATACTTCCGTGAGAAGTATCAGACATGGTGGATTGCTCCTACACTCAGCAGTGTTGTCAGCACATTCATTGACACTTACACGTTCTTCTTCACAGCGTTCTACAAAGGTGCCAACGAGTTTATGGCTGCCAACTGGTTCACTGTGGCAACCAATCAAAGCATTACCAAGATCATTGTGAGTTTGGTTGTTATTCTCCCAGCATACGGAGTATTGCTAGGCTATCTGCAAAAGAAAATTGCTGCCGGTGATGCATCTAACGTAATTAAGAGTAGCAACTGATAGAGGAAACAATGAAGAACCCGGAATTTGATATTGCAATACTTTTGCCCACTAGAGGGCGAGCCGAAAGTCTCGAACGTAGCATACGTAGCCTAGTTAATCAGGCTGATGATATCAGTAGAGTACAATTGATGTTCGGGTTCGACAACGACGATGAGGTTGGGGTCAAGCATTTTACAGATGTTGTCCAACCTTATCTTGACAAAAACAAAGTTGAATATACTGCCATGAGTTTTGAGCCCATGGGGTATATTCGACTCAACGAATACGTCAATGCACTGGCCAAGGCCAGCGATGCACGTTGGCTAGTGTTTTGGAATGATGATGCTATCATGCACAGCAAGAGCTGGGATACCAGCATCATGAACTATGATGGTCAGTTCAAGCTGTTGGCATTTGATACACACAAAAAACATCCTTACTCAATTTTCCCAATTGTTCCCCGAGAGTGGCTGGACCTGTTGGGCTATCTAAGTCCGCATCAGATATCGGATGCATGGCTCAGCCAGCAAGCATATCTGTTGGATCTCATGGAGCGCACCGACATCAGCGTAGAGCATGATCGATTTGATCTCACTGGCAACAACCATGACGAGACCTTCCAGAATAGACCCATGCTAGAAGGAAACCCCGACAATCCCTTGGACTTTCACAGCATTGCGCAAAGCACAATACGACAAAACGACTGCGTCAAAATAGCCAAGTATCTTGAAGAGACACGTGGCCAAGACATGAGCTTCTTTGCCAATGTTCTACAGGGAAAACAAGATCCTTGGATGAAACTCAAAATCAACGACGTCAACAAACAAATGGTACAATTTGTACACCCTGCACACCAAGCCACAAAAAATGTCACAATACACACTTGAAGATCAAATAAGAGATTACTGGAATCGACAACCATGCAACATCAAGCATGGCCGAAGCGAAGTAGGTACACCTGCTTTCTTTCACGAAGTAAGTGAGCGTAGATATCGAGTAGAACCACACATCACTGCGTTTGCTGAATTTGATCAGTGGCGCGGTCAGCGTGTGTTGGAAATTGGTTGCGGCATTGCCACTGATGGAGAAGAGTTTGCTCGATTCGGTGCCGACTATGTGGGCATTGACTACAGCGACCAAAGTGTTGAGTTGGCCCGCAAAAGATTTGAAGTACTTGGATTGGCCGGTGAATTCCACAACATGGATGCCAGCAACACACAGGCACTGAGTTCATTGGGCACATTTGACATGGTCTACAGCTTTGGTGTTATACATCACTTTCCGGCCATTGATCGAATCATTGACAATGTACATGCTGTGTTGAACCCCGGCGGCGAATTCCGTTTCATGGTCTATGCCAAACACTCGTGGAAGTACGCTATGATACTCAAAGGGCTGGACCAATTTGAAGCGCAAGACGACTGCCCCTATGCACAGGCATTCTCAAATGATGAAATCCATCAGCTTTTAGGTGAAAAATTTGAGGTTGCAGATTTGCGTCAGGACCACTGTTTCATGTATAATGTACAAGCCTACAAAGAAGGCCGCTATGAACTAGAACCTTGGTTTGCGGCCATGACGGAACAACATCGAGAAGCGGTGAAGAAACATCTTGGTTGGCATTTACTTGTTACTGCAAAGAAACTATGAAACTCAAAGTCAGCGAACTATTTTATTCAATACAAGGCGAAGGCCGTTACATGGGTGTGCCCAGTGTGTTCCTTCGTGTGTTTGGTTGTAACTTCAAATGCGAGGGCTTTGGAATGCCACGCGGTGAGAAGTCCACAGAGTACCTACAGGTTGATCCAGAAAAGTACACCGAATACAAAACATTGCCCCTGGTATCCACTGGCTGCGACAGCTATGCCAGTTGGGATCCAAGATTCAAGCATCTAAGTCCTGTGCTGGAAACCAACGCAGTTGCTGATGCAATCTTGGGCATGCTGCCACACGGTGAATGGCGAGACGAACATCTTGTGATCACAGGCGGCGAGCCACTGCTGGGTTGGCAACGTGCTTATCCAGAGTTGCTGGAAAACATCAAAATGTTCAAGCTTAGAGAGATCACTTTTGAAACCAATGGTACTCAACCATTGAGCACTGAGTTCAAAGACTATCTTAGAAGCTGGAGCCGTTGGTACAATCGCGAGATTACATTCTCAGTCAGCGCCAAGCTTCCTTGTAGTGGTGAGAAGTGGGAAGATGCTATCATTCCCGAAGTTGTTTGCGAGTACGAAGATGTTGGCACAGCATACTTGAAATTTGTTATTGCCACAGAACAAGACTTTGCTGACGCCGAATGTGCCATTGCTGCCTATCGTAAAGCAGGCTTCAAAGGTCATGTATATTTGATGCCAGTGGGCGGTGTTGAAAGTGTGTATTCGCTCAACAACAGAGCTGTGGCAGACATTGCCATGAAGCACGGACTTAGATACAGTGATCGACTGCAAGTACCACTGTTCAAGAATGAATGGGGCACTTAATGTTTGACTGGTTCAAGAAAAAACGCAAGACTGCGTCGCAGGAGCCCAAGCCGCGCAAGGTAGAAAAATCTGAGAAGGATCTTTATACCGAACGTGGCGAGCCTTGGGTACAGGTGCTACGCATTGATGTCGATCCCAATAACTTGCATCAAGGTGCGTTTGAACTTGACTGGAACGAAATCTTTGTGGCACGACTGGTCAAGGCAGGCTACATGATGAAAAAGGACGACACTGATGCAGATATTGTGGATCGCTGGTTCCAAAATGTCTGCAGACACGTTGTAATGGAAACCTGGGAACAGGAGCAGGCCATTGCTAAGAGTTACAACGGACAGTTTGTTCGAGAAAAAGATATCGGTGATGGCCGCAAAGAAGTATCATGATATTCAATCACATCAAACAACTCAAAGCCGAAGGTAAAAAAGTTGGAATCACGTTCAGCACTTTTGATATGTTACACGCTGGTCATATTGCTATGCTGTCCGAAGCCAAAAATCACTGTGACTATCTTATCTGCGGACTACAAACTGATCCTACCATTGACCGTCCGGATACGAAGAATCACCCTGTTCAATCTATTGTGGAACGCCAAATCCAACTTGCGGCGTGCCGCTATGTGGATGAGGTTGTTGTATATTCCACAGAACAAGATCTACGTGACCTCTTACTCATTCTTCCTGTAGATGTGCGTATTTTGGGCGTGGAGTACGAAGGCAAGCAGTTCAGTGGTGACGAAGAATGTTGGAAGCGTGGTATTGAGATTGTATTCAATGGTAGAGATCACTCGTTCTCCAGTTCGAGCCTGCGCAAGCGTGTGGTAGCTGCCGAAACTTACAAAGTGTTAAAAGATGGAGCCTCTTGAACTCTGTCCAAACCTTGCTCTCCAAAAATAAACCAAAATCCATTGACTTGAATTTAGTTATATGCTAATATAACGGCATGAAATATCTACTTATTGATACAGCCAACACTTTCTTTCGTGCTCGGCACAGCGCCCATCGTGCTTCAGATACCTGGACCAAATTGGGTTTTGCCTTGCATGTTACTCTAATGAGCGTAAACAAAGTGGCTCGGCGTTTTGGTGCAGATCATGTCATCTTCGCACTGGAGGGTCGAAGCTGGCGCAAAGATCACTACAAGCCCTACAAAGCCAATCGTGCTGTGGCCCGGGGCAAGATGTCAGAAACAGAAGCAGAAGAGGACAAGCTGTTCTGGGAAACCTATGATGAGCTGACTAAATACTTGACAACAAAAACAAATTGTAGCGTTATCCGACATCCCGAAGCAGAAGCCGACGATGTTATTGCTCGTTGGATTGCACTACACCCCCAAGACGAACATTTTATTATTTCCAGCGACTCGGACTTTGTCCAACTCGTGGCACCCAACGTTCGACAATACAATGGTATTACGGACGAGCTTATAACCCTCGAAGGCTATTTCAATGCCAAGGATCAACCTATCACTGATAAGAAAACTAAACAGCCAAAGACCCTTGAAGATCCATCCTGGTTGCTATTTGAGAAGTGTATGCGTGGCGACACGTCAGACAACGTATTCAGTGCATATCCTGGAGTACGTGAAAAAGGCACAAAGAATAAAGTTGGTCTACGCGAAGCCTTTGCCGACCGAGACCGAAAAGGATAT